GATTCTAACGTTTTCGAATTAATTCTAATTCTCTATTCGTCCACGCAAACAACATTATGGGGTTTGTTAAACTATCAACGTTAAATGACGGGTATTGTTATTTGAATCTTATTAAGAAGAAGAAACGTTTTGCGACCGCAAAACTCCTAGGACCTGATCCTAGTTTAATTAGTTTAAATCCTTTTTTGGATAAAACTAATTCGAGTGTTTTTGGTCAAACTCGTTTTTTTTTTGATTCAAAAAGGAAACTCTATCATGTTTTTCATTGCGATCGAATTTCGAAAGCTGCAAAGCAAGCTAGTCAAACCTTTCTGGAGGAATTATTCTCAGGCCGATATCTCGGTATCGAAAAATTTGCTCGGATTGGAGCCTCCCCTTATCGATCCGCTACTGGGAGCCCAATTTCTAAAGAACTTGTTTTTTCAAATGAAGTTCCTTGGAGAAATTTGCGTTTGCTAAATGATGATTTAGATGAAGAATTTTTTTATCTTAATTGTTTTGTATGTAATAAACGTTCCGAACTCGGGAGAGCTTTAGGTCCCAACCCTCGTGTTTCTGACATGATGTCCATTTCTCCTCAATATCGTTTGCTGGTTCCCCTCAATTTCGATGAGGTTATTGTTCACCAAGAAGACTCGTTCACAAAACTTGTTGTCGAGAATACCAATGTGTGGTCCAAGCTTTATGCACTTTACATGTCCAATCCTCGTGTGAAGATCGGAGTTAATTGTGAAACTGAACCACCCAAACACACCGATAATGGATATTGTTATCTCATTTTATTTTCACGATTTGAGACACGAAACGTGGCTAAAACTTTTGGCCCTTTTCCTTATATTAACGAATTGGTTTCTTTTTCAAAATTCACTCGTGAACATTGTTTTTATGCCATTAGCTTAGCAAACCCATCGCAATCGATTTATCATATTGAAGCACGATTAGCCGATCAAGATACTTGGGGCATACTGCTCTCTCTCGATCAGGCATCACCTCAAGCTCGCTTGGGTTCTAAGGAAGGAGAAAGTTCGCAAGGCGAAACTAGATCTCGTTTAAGCATTTCTCCACGTCAAATAGAGTACCAGGCTTCAGAGTTTATAGTGCCTAAACCATCAGAAAATATTGATCAATTCATTTTTCAAAGTCAAGAGGAATTAGCCTCATCATTAAATCAAGTTATGACTGAAGAGAGTAATCTTGATGAAGAATTGAACAGTAGTTTTGATAATGGGTTTTGTTACCTTGGACTTTTCCAAGAAGCTCTGCGTACAAACATTGCTTCACAACTAGGTTCTTCTCCCACCATTGAGCAATTAATGCAAGTACCCGAGAATTCTCGAGAACTAGCTATTGGTGGTCTCCACAAAGTTTTTCATTCCACTTCCAATTACCACATTTGTTATTTACACAAAGGTTCTAATTTATGGTTTGAAATAAATAACTTGTATATTTTGGAACCTGAAGCTACAATAGGAGATAATGGTAGATTTCAGACGGTAATTCAACAACTTAGGCGATATTACCTGAAAATTATCATAAAGTTGTGGTGGTTTTTTGATGTCTCTCTTCCTATTCTTTGTGTCATATATTTGACGCGCGGAGCTCTATTCGATATCGCCCAAACATATCTTAGTATCGCTTTTGTTTTTTTAGCATTTGTGTCAGCAGTTTTTTTTGATTCTATGAATCCTTCTACAGCACGATGGGCTATGAGACAGGTTCCCTGCGGTTTAGGCGAATTTTTAGTTTTGTTCTATCAATCTTTATCTTTAGGCTCTAGAGGTAGCTACACTACACTCGTTTTCTACTACTTAGGATTTTTCCTTCGTATTTTAGGCACTATCATTCTCGTTTGGCGACAAATTCGTGATTTGTCGAGTGCTTGTCTTGAATTTTCTCATTATTTAAGAGAAGCGACGGTCAGTATGGTTGAAACCATCCGGAATTTGCTCCAAGGACGACAGTACCAGAGTAAAGATATGATAGTCGCGAAATGGGTTAAAAGCTTGATGAATTGTGTGGCTTATTTGGTTAACCTAGTCGCTTTGAGTTGTTTCAAAGGAAAGAAACAAAAAGATCTAGAGTCTATTGCTTCTAGCCTGCGCACAATCTCTCAGACTGTAGACATACCGAATGCTGTTGAAAACTTATTCACGAAACTACAATTTGATGAGGAAGTTGTCATTGAAGAAGCCGAAGATATCGACTATTCTGATTTTGACATACTAGATGAGAAAGGTGAAGAACGCACTTTTCAATCTGCCGATGAGATCCCTTCTAATGCTATCAAACACTTAGTTACTCGTGGAAATATAGATACAATTGGCAAGCGCATTTTTTCAAATCCCACTGGAAGTATTCACATAATCACTGCCGCGACCGGGACTGGAAAATCAACTGCTGTACCATACTATCTTTCACAGCAGACACGGAAAGACATCTACATAATTATTCCTAATATAGCTGCTACACATTCGTCTGCGAAAGTTATCAAGAGTCGATTTGGTGTACAACCCCATGTGCGCGCTGACTCACAATATATTGAAGGTGATACTAACATTTGGTTGTGTACGGCCAAGAGTTTTGCGATGCAATTGATCACATCTCCCTCTCGACTTTCAAAAATCGGAGCAATCATCTTTGATGAGATGCATGTGAACAATGCTGAAAACGATCTATTTCGCAATTTATCACCACGCATTTGTGTGAAAATTCCGACTATTTGGTCCTCAGCTACTTTTGCTAGCTCATTCACTTTGCCCACTGATCTAACTTTCCGAGTCTATGAGCGTATTGCTCCGGATGTCACTTTAGATAAGATCTTTACAAAGAAAGCAAAAACAAAAGGCGTCACAACTACCACTGTATATGGTAGATATCTTGTTTTTTGCGCGTCCATCCGAGACACTGAAATAGTCAAAAACCGTTTCAAAAAATCTAAGATCCAAGCTTTTAGTATTTCTAGCGTCAATTACCAAACAGAGATGCCGAAAGTCGAAAAAGCGTTAAAAGATATCAACATCAAAACCATTATTGTAGCTGCTACTCCTTGTTTAGAGACAGGTGTAACGTTGCCTTTCAATTATGTTATTGATCTTCGCGAACAGATTACATCCAAAATGACATATGACCCCTGTTGTCTTTCTACTCAACGTATACCGATAACACAGGGGATGTCCATCCAGCGAAAAGGTCGAGTTGGTCGTGTTATGCAGGGCATTTACATAGCTCCCCCCGTGAAATTCACTCCTGTGACATCTATAGATGATTCCAACATTTCATTAGCATGGATGTATGCCAAGTTGTTTAACTACCCTCCACCTGTAGATAAAGAGTTTCCACACTTGAAAGAACAAAAACTGACGAATTCCTTCATCAGTAATGTTTTTGGAACAATGATGGATCCTATAGCTGTTGCAGGGATGACCACACCTGAAGGACGCATTTACCAATCCTTCCGAAATTTTGAGTTTCCCCCCCGCACTTCTGTGAATTCGCTTGTTTTTTCTCCAGCTTATTTTCCTGAAGAAGTTTGGTGTCAATGGAGTTCTTTTGAGACTCCTGAATGGAAACAGTTTCTGGAGAAGCAACAAAGATGGCAAAGCGGGACAAGTGTTCGCGCACCATTTTGGGACTACACTGTAGACGAGCGTGTTCAGATTGAAAACTGGCAGCTTAAGGTTCTCTGTTACAAAGGCAAATCTATAACTGATCCTAGTTATAATGAAACTGAGTATTTGGCCACACCTTGGGCAGACAACTTACGGCGTAACTGGGTTACCAGAGGAGAGCGTGTTTTTCAATCTTTTGAACTTGAAAGAGATGGGAGATATCCAGAAGATTACCGATGGACCCATTTTAAGTGGACTAAGCCAGATTCTGGAAAAGTCGAAGATTACGTGATTGATGAGGCTGAGGAAGATGAAAAACCTCGTCAGTTCCGCGTGCCAAAAGAAGCTTTTATCAGACAAACTGTTTTTTGGGGTACTCTTTGGACAACATTTTCGGTAGTCGAAGTTATCATCTATTTTATAGTGGTCGCAACCGTGTTACTTTTTGTTTGTACCACTGGTTATGGATTTTATAATCAATACAAACGTGAAAGAGCACCCGATACGCGTGTTGAGAGTCAAGACGTCGATGAGCATCGTAAGTTTGAAAAAGAAGCTCAAGATGTTAAGACTACAAAGTTCAATTCAAAGAGACCATGGGAGGCGAAGAAAAAGAACTACCTGCCATCTGGGAGCAATATCGACTTGGATGACATGGTCGCTATCGGAGATCCTTATGCCCATAATGTTCATAAAGCTAGTCTGGCTGATATTCAAGAAGAACTTGGTTCAAAAATCCCAATAGCACATAATGATCTATCCTTCTTGGATGAAGAACCAACTGAGACTTGGTTTCAAACACCCACTCAGAATTTGCGTTGGGATGAAATGCGACGTCAACGCCCCGTTGTCGGACGAGTGAACGAATCCGCTCTCAACAACAAAACCCCGAACTACAACCTCAAAGCTGTTCGTTCGTCCACTATGGCTATTTTGTCACATAAAAATGGTAACATTGTAGCTTATGCTATTATTTTCCGGAACTATATTTTGTTAAATAGACACGTTCTTTTGTCTGTTGGCAACGAATTATGGTTAAGTGGAGTTCGTGGGGAATTTAAAATTGCACCGAAAATTGTAATGGAACATTTAGACCTTGTTTTCATAATTTTACCAAATGGTATCGCAGGATCCTCACATAATCTCGTGATACGCGAACCTATTGATGGAGAACAAGTTTCTTTAATACGTTATAATGCATTAGTTGCTAAATACTCGGAACCCACTCCTAGTGAAATTTCATATGTTACGCCTGACAAAGATGGTCTGTACAGTTACATCATCAACACTCAAGCTGGTGATTGTGGTAGTCCCGTAATAGCTGTCAAAGACGGTGCTTTAGTGGGGATTCATTCTATGGGTGGTTCACGTCTTGACCAAGCTAATTTCATGGTCCCCATATCTGCGCAAATCGTCGACGAGTTACATCGTCGCGTCCCACAATTGTGCCATGATAACTTGATCCATTTTCCTGCTAATTTAGAAGCTCATGATCTTCACGGAGCCCCCCGAGTTAATGTCGAAGAACAAAACAAACATCCAATAATTCCAATCGCCCCAACATTCAAAGAGGTTCAATTTGATCATGTGCCTGGAGGTTTTGTTCCTTTAGCCCATTTAACGAAACATGTTAGTCGAACTAGTAAGATCACAATAGATCAAGAAGCCTTAGAAATCTTTAAGACATCACCACAAACAAATCTGGCAGATGTTGTTGATTACTTGCCAAGTGATTTATCAACCGAGGCGTACTGGAAAGATGTTGGGAAATACAATCGTGGTACACAGCTCCTTCCTCAAGATTTTCAAAAGACTGTACTACTGTTCTTCAAACAAGAGAGTCCTTGGATTTTCGAGAAACAAAATGTCATTGATGTGAATCAGGTCTACTTCGAGATAGATAAACAAAAATCTTCAGGACCAAGACTTACACAAAAGAAGGGTTTTTACATGTCCTTACAAAACTCTTCAAATTTTGTATCTCTTATCAAGTCTTGTGAGGATATCTACAATTGTGAACCTCAAAATTTTGTTCCTTTAACATGGCAAGTCGCTATAAAAGATGAGCTACGGGATCGTGATCGAGTTTGTCGCCTTAAAACTCGAACGTTTATGTCTGCTCCTATCGAGACTATTCTAGGGAATGTTCGAATTGTTTCTGCATTTAACCAAAGGTTTATCGAGAATTGTTTGAAATTTCCAAGCACCTTAGGGATAAACAAATTTTCTCGTGGTTGGGATGATCTTGCAAATTATTTAGGGAAGAAAGACTTTGTTTACATGTCCGGAGATGGAAGCCGCTTTGACTCTTCGATTTCTATCGAGCACTTGTCTCTCAATTGCTTGTTGCGTTTGCAATCCCTACCTTCAAAGTATGCCAATCACATACGTAACCTTTATTGCGAAACAGCTTTTACCCCTCTCGTAATGGCTGATGGTGTTGTTCGCTTAAAAACGACTGGAAATCCTTCGGGTTCCATTAACACTAGCATAGATAATTCGATTTCTTTGCAAGCAACGGTTTACTGGTCTTTATCTGACATCTTTGGTAAAGATATGGCTCTTAAACATTTGCAAGACAAACAAATTCGTTTTGTTGTTAATGGTGATGATTTAGCTATCTCGATACATAAAGATCTATATCAACCCGGTTTCCGAGAACAATTAGCGAGTTCTATGTTAAAATGTGGTATGAGTTACACATTTACAACTCCATCAGAGAATTTACAAGACTTAATATACCTAAGCCACCAGTTTAGGTTATTAAAAATCGACGAGGAAGTTCTATACATACCTAGTCTAGACTCACAGCGAATTGTAGCGACATGTCTTTTCCGCAAACAGACCGATGCTGTGTCGACCCATTCGCGGTACACGAGTGCTCTAATTCACTCCTTACCATATCCAAAGTTGTATCGACTTGTTCTCAAACTAATAGTCCAACACGCGAAGAGAGCTATGCTTGATAGACATTTCCTCGATGAACGTTACGTTCGAAAGTTTCCTTTCTTTCTACGGTCTGATGTTCTTCGTCTTTATGGTTTTGAAAATATCGGTTCCCAGGATAAAACGTATTCCGATAAAAACAAAAAACCTAAAGAATTTTCAAATTTTAGAACATTCCAGATGTCTACGCTTGAAAAAGAACACCAACCCAAACGAGTGAGCGTTGTCGAAGATGATTCCGACCCCATTCAAGAAGCTGGCCCACAAGCCGACGTTGTGTCAAAGTTCAACTTTAATATGAACAACACGGTTGCATCTTTTTCCTTTGCTAGGAACATGGACTCTGCAATCGGGGACTTGTTTTCTAAAGCAGTTACCGCATCTTTAAACGATAGGGTTGTTATTGCAAAATCTAGCCAGCAACAAGTTAACGCATCTATATCCCACCTTCGGGATTTGTTGTCTATTGATGACGCGCAGGATATGCAACGCTTTCTGGTTGATCTTATGATGTATTACGCTGACAACTCGACAAGTGAACAAAATCCACACACTTTACCGTACGAGTGGAAAGGCCAGCAGATCTCATTCTATGAGATAGACAAGTGTTTCGTTCCATCTCCGCGAAAATTCTGGAGAGCAGTGGCTGATGCAACTAAAACATTTTTGCTTCACCACCCGAAAATAACGACTCACTGGTCACATATGCACGGTTTTCCAATTAAATATAGGGAGTATGGATTTGATTGTGCCGATTTTTGTTCAGATATCCCAGATGAAGCGCGAAAAGCCATTCAAGCTGCTAAAGACGCAGCCCTTACGCGTGCTCCTTATAATTTAATGCGAGCTGACCTCAAAGCAGTTGGTAATGGAGGCGGCACTATCGTGGAACAAATCACGGGCGCACAATTTAGTTCTCGCGCTTCTTCAGGGAAGCGTTAGAGACTTCTTTCTATTTTCTTTTTCAAACCATTAAAACACTCTTTTAAACACACGCAGCCTTGAGCGTGTTGAAATTCGTCAAGGATCCATTCTTTACGTTGATTTCACAACTTATTATTTTTCTTTTACACTTATCTTAAACATTTTTCTTTATTCCATTCTTCTCAAATATAAATAAAAATGTTCAAGTGTGCAACCCTTGTGGTTGGTGATTGTAATAAGCCTTTTTGTAAGCAATCATCGTAAA